GGCGCAGTGGCGGTTCCCGCTGAATCGAGCCAACCGCTCGGCCGGGCAGAAATCCTCAATCAATTCAACGCGGAAAAGAATCCGGCCCGTCGGTCGGAACTGCTCCGCAAACTCGGACTGTAATCCAGTCCACTAGGAGAACACTACAATGGCCAACTCAATCGGAACAACGAATGCCAATGTAATCGCTCAGAGGGCTCTCGAGATCCTCGTGGCGGATTACAGCTTCCTCAGAAACTCCGTCACGGATTTCAGCAGCGAAGCGGCTAAATACAACGCCTCGATCTACACCCACCGCATCTCTGCGACGACCGCCCAGGACTACTCGCAGGCTAACGGTTACGTAGCATCTGCGACCACTCAGACAGACGTGCAGATCACTCTTAACAAGTTTAAGCACGTTTCCTACTCTGTGGACGATCAAGAGCGCACCTCCTCCAACATCAACCTGATCGAGCGTTTCGCCGGCGCAGCCGCGCATGCTCTCGGCTTGCAGATGGTTGGCGACTTGCTTGCTCTCGTCACCTCCACCAGCTTCACCTCCGCGCTCACGCAGAGCTCGGCCACTTTCAGCTACGCCTCCGTGGTGTCGGCTGGAATCACCCTCAACAATGCGAACGTGCCTCAGAATGATCGTTATGCTGTTTTGGCGCCTTCCTACTATGGCCGTCTCTTGAATGATTCGACCATCGTTGCGAACGCTCAGATCAGCGGCGAACAAGCTCGCACGGCTGGCATTGGATCGGTTGCAGGATTCAACATCAACATGTACAGCGCAGTGCCTTCCAACAGCATTACCCTCGGCGGATTCTTCGCCCAGCGTGAAGCGTTGTTGATCGCAGCTCGCGTTCCTGAAGTCCCAACCGGCGTTCCCATCCCTGGAACGATCGACACGGTGACGGAACCCCGCACTGGCCTATCCGTCCAAGTTCGCGAGAACTACGACGTGGTTAAGGGCATGCTCCAACGCACCTATGCGCTGATCTACGGCGTGAAGGCTGGCGAGACAAACAGCCTCGTGCGTATCAACGGTAGCTAATTCACTCGGGGAGGGCGGTGGGCTGAAAGGCTCACCGCCCTTTCCACTTTAAGAAATCCTCACATGTCCGAATTCACAGAAGCACTCAAGGAAAGTCTGGCCGCCCTTTATACTGAAACCGGCACGGCCGCCACAATCGGTTCCACTTCAGTCACTGGCATTCTTTCTACTGTTACCCGCAAAGAGAACGTGGATCTCGGCGGATATGATCTGGATCTAAACTCTACCTTCACCATTGATCGATCGGCTATTTCATCATCCCCTACGATTGGATCTATTTTGCTAGCCAACTCCGTCAGCTATCGGGTGGCGTCGATTGATACTTCTGTCGGTAGTTACGTGCTCGGGTTGCGAGAGATTTAACCGTGGCCACTCGAAATCCTAAAATCTCCATCTACATGATCGCCGGGCACGAGGCGCAATTTATCGACCGCTGCCTTACCGCATTCAAACCATACTGCGACGAGCTGGTCGTGTGCATTGCTCAGGGCGCTCGGCCTGACGATGGCACACGGGCGATTGCGGAAAAGTCAGGCGCCAAGATAGTCGAATATAAAAACGCACCCGCAGGGGCGAGCTGGCCACACGTCGATAACTTTGCCGCTGCCCGCAACATCGCACTAGATGCCTGTACTAGCGACTACGCGGTATGGGTGGATTGCGATGACTTGCCGCATAAAGACCTCAAAAACGCTTTTAAAAGGGGTGTAGAAGCGTTTGAGCAGAATCCCAAGCTTGGCATCTATGCGGGCGTTTATGACGTTATAAACGCCAAATTAAGGCCAGTAAGGGAGAGGATGGTACGGCGTATAGACGGCGTATGGTCTGGGAGGTGGCACTATGCCGTACATGAGGCACTATTGCCTAATTCCGGGCTGGAATCTGTGGGTGAACAGGCGGTGTGGGTGGAGCATCATCCTGGCGGATATAAGCCAAACAGCGCCGATCGGAATCTCCGCATCCTGCAAGGCCAGTTAAGCGAGGCAGGCAAGTACGCCTACTACTATCAGCAAGAACTATTCTTAGGAAATCGGCGGGTTGAATCTGAGCCTTGGTCACACGTCGCTGCCGTTTGGCCTGGGCAAGAGGCCACACTGGCATACGAGGCCGCATGCAATCAGGCCACGGCTACGCAGGATCGTAACGTTCGGATCGGCCTATACCAAAAGGCACATCAGATGAACCCTGGGCGAAGAGAGGCGATTTACTTTTTAGCGAGAGAAGAGGCGAGCGTGGGTGCGTGGCTACAGGCTTATCACTTGCTCAAGTCGGCGATGGTTCAGCCCGATCCGGGCGTCAAGATATGGAACGCCCAACGCACCGTGTACGACTTTGAGTGCATCGATCTTTACCTAGCGGCCTGCAAAGCCGTGGGCGATACCACGGAAGCGGAAAAGATCGAGAAGATGTGGCGGGCACAAAAGCCCGTAAAGATTAGCGTATGCCACGCAACTCGAGGACGTCCGCAAGAAGCGATTAACGCACGCATCTTGTGGATGAAAAAGGCGGCTGATCCGGCCTCGATCGAGTGGATCTATTCAGTCGATGACGACGATCCGAAAGCCAGCATGCTTAAAAATTGGGGCATTGTTAGCGGTAAGGGTGGGTGCATTGCCGCGTGGAACAGAGCGGCAGAAGTTGCCCGCGGTGATATTATCATTCAAGGCTCTGACGATTGGGATCCTCCGCTGCATTGGGATACAATCATCACGCAACGACTTGGCGATCTAAGCAAGCCTGCCGTGCTTGCCGTATCTGACGGCCACCGTAAGGACGATCTTCTGTGCATGGCAATTTTAACCAGGGCAAGACTCAAAGATCAGGGCGGAATGTTTGCGGCTGAATATGACGCATGCTCGGGAATTTTCAGCGACAACGAATTCTCAAAGAGAGCTGCATACGATGGCGTGATTATTCCCGCCAAAGATATCGTCTTTACTCACAACAATCCGCTCTTCACGGGCGCAGCGCAGGATGCGGAATTTAAGCGCCACAACGCCAAGGAAAACTACGAGCTTGGCGAGAAGATATTTAAAGAGCGTAACCCGTGATTCATACTCACAACGCACTGCGGCTAGGCGACAACCTGGTACAACTAAACTTCCTGCGTCGGTTATGCCTGCAGAATCCTGATCTTGAAATCACGCACTACCACAATCCAGATCTGTGCAGGTTTGAGGAAATTGATGCCTTACGTAGCGACATATCCTTACGGTTACGCATTCGCCCGATCAGCGAGGCACCTGTCGATAGTATTGATTCGTGGCGGAACACGGGCGGATATTGGGAGCGTCACCCAGATAAATTAAACTTTGCCCAATTTCATCTGTGCTGGTTTGAGGAACTGGCAAGCAGGATGTGCGTCAAGAATCCGATCCAGAAAGTCGATGACCTCCTGTTTGACTATCCAGCCCTAGATTCCTTTATTCCTATGGCGCCAGACTGCGACGTCGTTGTGATAAATTCGCCAGGGCTGTCTGGTCAATTTACAAACTTTAACCCCGACGACTTTCGCAACCTAATATCTAAGCTAGTTAGCAAGGGGCATCGGGTAATCAGCACAGTCGCTACTGGATTATGCCCGGCATTTGATGGCAAGAATGTGACTTGGATCGGAGCCACTGCGGCCAAGGCAAAATCCGTCATCGGTACATCCACCGGGCCGAGCTGGCCGTGCCTAAACGTTCACAACAAAAATGCCTTCCATTTGCTCTGTGCAGATACAGAGACAGTCATCTTTACCGAATGCGGTCAGATGGCTAGGAGCGCATTTCACGCCCTGCATATCTTGGAAGAGGAAGGATTGCTGTGAAACAAGAGCTGACTCAGGCGATGGATTTATTGGCGGCCGATCCGGCCATCAGGTTTATAGGCTATGGGGTAAAGATAGGTGGCCGGGCAGCAGGCACGCTCAATAATGTTTTGGATTCACAACTGATTGAAACGCCTGTTGCTGAAAATCTGATGGTAGGACTAGCCACGGGCCTAAGTTTAGCCGGGTTGAAACCCGTCGTCTTTATTGAGCGGATGGATTTTATTCTGAACGCAATGGACGCTATAGTGAATCACCTGGGCGCAGCGCAACACATTAGCTGCAATCAATTCAAGCCCGCCGCCATCTTGCGGGTAGTTATAGGAAACAAAAACAAGCCGCTCTACACGGGGCCGACGCATACGCAGGACTTCACCGAAGCTCTTAGGAAGATGATCGATTTCCCAATCGTCGAACTAAAGAAGGAAAGCGTAGTGAGCGAATATCAAAACGCACTGCACAGACTGAGCGCTGGGACCTCCACCATGCTGGTCGAGCGAAAGGATGAGTGGTGAAGCAGAACAAGTACAGCGACCTTAAGATCTTTTCGTTTCCGGATAAGATCGCCAGCTTTCGCGACGATATTATCACCGCACCCATCTACGTGCGAATTAAGCCGACCAATATCTGTAACCACGCCTGCCGTTTCTGCGTCTATTCTGACGGCACAACTCGGCCCAAGGATCGACCTGACTTGCATTTACAGGCTGGCATGCACACCAGCATGAACGAGCGGGACGTGATGCCACGAGATAAGGCACTAGAACTCATAGATGATCTTTCAAACATAGGAACAAAAGCCGTCACCTTTAGCGGTGGCGGAGAGCCCTTGCTGCATAAAGACATTGTCGAGATTATGACTAAGACAGTTTCGTCTGGGTTGGATCTATCCATTATTACCAACGGCCAACTGCTTGCAGGGGAAAGGGCAGAAGTATTGGGCAAGGCAAAGTGGGTGAGAATTTCGATGGACTACACAAGCGCAGAGCAGATGGCGTCTAGCCGTAACGTACCCGACAGATCGTTTGATTCCGTAATGCAGAATATTAAAAACTTTTCCAACACGAAAACGGAGAGCTGCGATCTTGGGATTAACTTTATTATTACCCGCTACAATTATGAGGGACTAGTTCCGTTCGCTAAGCAGCTCAAAGATTCAGGCGTGAGTAACGTCCGCTTCTCGCCCGTGTATGTGCAGAACTTTAAAGAATATCACAACACGATTGCGACCAGGGTGCGGGAGCAACTAGCCGAATGCCAATCCTTTTGTGATTCAGATTTTACCATCAACACGACCTATGATCTGGATAGCCCAAGTAAGTCGCGCGTTCGGCCATTCCATCGCTGTCTTTACGCTCAGGCCGTTTGCGTGGTAGGTGCGGATCTTAATATCTACGCATGCCACAATACCGCATACAGCAATCACGGCCGGATCGCATCCATGAAGGATCAATCATTTAGCCAGGCATGGTTTGGAGAAGAGGCGAAAGCATGGCACAAGAACTTTAACCCTGGCGTTAGTTGCCTGCATGAATGCGCCAATCACGCAAAGGTGGCGCTGTTTGAAAAGCTGGCCACCGATAGTCACGACGCCTTTGTATGAACAAGCAGGATCTGATTGATTTTGAACTGCGCATTAAGGCGCTATTTGAGCAGGGCAAGCTGCCATATCTGATTCACCTATGCGGGGGGAATGAGGATCAGCTCATCGAGATATTTAAAGACATCAAGCCAGGCGATTGGATCTTCTCAAGCCACAGATCCCACTACCACTACCTGCTCGCTGGCGGAGATCCTGACATGCTCGAGCAGATGATTAAAGAAGGTCGTTCCATGTTTGTCTTTGACCGTAAACTTAATTTCTACACGTCAAGCGTGTTGGCTGGCACTTGCGGGATAGCGGCCGGAGTGGCGCACACATTAAAAGAGCAGGGAAGCTCGGCAAAAGTTTGGTGTTTCTTGGGCGATGGAGCTGAAGATGAAGGCCATTTTTATGAGGCCGTGAACTACGTGGCTGGGGCAGATCTACCCTGCACCTTTATAATCGAGGATAACGATCGATCCGTAGATACGCCAAAGGCAGCCAGGGGAAAGGCCATCATGACTTGGCCCGATTGCGTCAAGCGATACCACTACACCCCAACATTTCCGCATGGTGGCGCTGGATGTAAAACCATGGTCACGTTTGATCCGTCCATTCGCCCGATCTGGTGACAAGAGGAGTTTAGAATATGCCCGCCGTCACCATGCTTGATCGTCTAATTGAAGCTGCTTTTCAGGAGCTTCTAACTACAACCGTTACCGGAGTCACCTATCACTTGTCGCACGACAAGACAGAAAATATGCCCCCATCTATTGTAATAAAAGCCACGCTAGGAACGGAAGAGCCGGTGCAGGGATCTGGCGTGTTTAGCGTACCAGTTGAAATCGTGGTGGATGATTCTTATGACGACACAACCCTAGACGCACACACTCGAAAATGCTCCAAGGTGCTACAGGCTTTTTACGATTCAAGCCCGTTGGCGACTAGGTTAAACGCTACCACAGCCATCGGATCTGCCCGCTGTTACAATGCCAAGGTGGATTCTATTGAGCCTGAGGCCGACGATGAAGAACGTACAATGCGTCGCACCTACAAGCTTGCAGTCATCGCACAACCGAATTCAATCGCGAGTTGACACAAAATTTAAGGCAATATGGCAGCCACAACAATCGGAACAAACGGCCTACAATTCGGTATCACTGCTGAAGCTGGCGGCCTTGTGCAATCTTTCACAGAAACCCGCAACGTCGAGCGTGCAGAAATTCGCAACGCGAGCGGCGAGGTGGTTGGCGCAGCGCTCTATAACCCTACTGATACCTTTGCTTTCTCCACCACAATCACCGGCGCTTATGCCACAACCGCAGGCGCAGTCCTCACAACCCTAGCAAATGCCACCAGCACCGGCGGTAAGATCGTAGTCGATAGCGTCACGGTTAATCGTACCAGCGAAGGATTCGTCACGGTGGACGTATCGGCGACTCGATTCCCTAACATGAGCTAACCCGCTCCGGCGGGTTTATGAGATCCTAAAATGGTTGATAGCTTCTGGGGAACGACAAACATTAAAGTAGCTGCGGCCGTCGCAGCCTTTGGCGCAAAGCTTAGAGAATCCGATCCCGTTACGTGCATCGTCGAGGAAGGTGGCCACAGAAAATTCACGTTTTGGTTCAACACGGGCGGCGATCAGGATGCAAAAGCCGAAATGGAGCGCACCTGGGCGGATATGAAATCTGAGCCAGAGGCCGCGATTAGATACGTGCGCGCGGCTCTCGAGAACAGGGAGACACTTCTGGGTCTTATGAAGCGTGCAGAGCCTATCCTATCGATCAAGCGTGGCAGCCAAACGCTACTTATCTCAGAAAGGGCAAGCCCAGAACTAAAGCGGGCGATGATAAAAAAACTATGAGTGAAGAAGCATTATTGCAGGAGCTGGACAACTCGCTTATCTCGCCCGATCGATTCTTTAAAGATCAGAGGCTTGCGCCCTATACCGAGGGCAGTCGCCTGCTTATGCTTCAAGTGCGGGATGATGGCGATTCCGCCATCTACTTTGTCTGGTCGTTTATTTACCTGCACATCCTGCTGGCAGAAGATCGTAAAAAGACCATCCGCCTAGCTTGGGATAAAGATGCGTTTAGAGAAAAGCTGATGGATTGGATTGCTGAAATGACGGAGGACGATCGCAACACCGCCTCAGTCATGTGCTCCGCAATCTTGGCAGAGGCGAACAAAGCGCGGGTAAACGTTATCCCTTCAGCCATAGCTGCACCGCCGGGAAACGCCTAGCGCCAGGAGGAACCGCCGCGTGCGTGTTTGTCCTGGCAAAACATACAGGCTGGACGATGGAGCATATTCTGTGGGAAGTGCCACTGGCGGCCGTCAATCAGGCCGATCACGTCTTTATGTTTATGGACGGAGTAAAGCTAAGTCGTGCGGCTCATATTGAAGGCAAAGAGATCCGTGACATGGAAAGGCTATTAGGATTATGAGCGTAAGTTTAACAGTTGATGCCAGCAAACTACAAAAAGCCATGAAGGCTTTTATTGGAAATACCAAGGTCGAGGCAGCCAAGGAAATGCGGATACAGGCACGCATGCTTTGCGTTAGCCTGGCTAATTCAACTCAACCTTTTGGCTTTGGAAATGACGTGAAGAAAGTCGGCGAAAAGGCAGTTACTAGGGATATTGATCGCGTCTACAAATCGGCAGGTACTGCCTCAAAAGAGATAGCGAAACTATCGTTGCCAAAAGGAAAGACTAAAACGCAAAACGCAGAGCAAATGGCCAAGGCATTGGCGGCGCTTGTGCTTGGCAAATCAGGTGGAAGTAAAAGAAAGCGTTCTGAATCCGCACAACAACTTCTAAACAGAATACGACAACAACCCTACGTGGGGACGCAAGTCGGTCAGTTTGACGGTGGAAAAAGCCATAAACAAGCTCGGTATGGCAAATCAAAAAGAGTGCCTAAAAATCAGTTTGTGCGGCAAATCGTAACTAAGGATAGTCCGTTGTCGCGATACTTTAAAGATAAGCGCGGGAATGTGGGTATCGCAAAATCAGGCTGGGCCGTCTGCGCCGGCATATTAGGCGGCTTTCGCGGTATTCCTAAATGGGTATACAGGCACACGGGTGGCGGCCGCGTGAACGATAAGAGCCAAACTGCGTTGGGCACATTCTCCAAGCCTTACGTTCAAATGACTAATACGATCCCTTGGATTAACAACGTAATCAGTACTGAAACTATCCAGAAGTCCATTGACATACAGGTGTTAAAAATGATCAAGCGACTGAGTATTATCGCTAATTACGAGAGCAAAAAGGCTGGGCTATAATGGACGCCACAGCCACAGCCAAACTCGCCCTAGATGCCTCTGGCCTGGATCGTGGCCTACAATCTGCAACGGCCAGCCTAGATCGATTCGCCAAGCAGACAGGATCAGTCCTAGCCGGAGCTTTTGCATTTGATAAACTTATCTCAGGCTTTAGTTCCGCAATCGAGAAGGGCGATCAACTCCAAGACATAGCGGAAAAATTTGGAGTATCCGCCAGTAAGCTACAGATGCTCGGGAACGCTGCATCGGTATTTGGCAGCGGTCTAGATCAGGTTAGCGCTGGATTAAACAAGCTTTCACTAGCGCAACAAAAAGCAGTATCTGGGGAGGATGGTGCAGACGCATTAGTGGCAACATTTGCCGAAGTCGGAATAAGCCTTGAAGAACTGCGCTCAATGGGTGCAGAAGATATCTTTTTAAGGATTGCGGACAGCTTTGCGAGCGGGGCTAACGACGGCAGGCAGTTTGTAATCGTTAATGAACTACTTGGCAAAGCTCAGACCGATTTAATAAAAGTACTTAACCAAGGATCGTCCGCCATTATTGAACAAGGCAATGCAATCGGAGTATTTTCAGATGATACTATTTCAAGCCTATCAGAACTGTCTGATCAAATAAAAGTATTGCAAAATAATATGACGATGGGATTTGGAAATGTTGCCGCACTTTTAAACCCTTTTATTAAAGGGCTGCAGGATGCCCTTGAGCTGGCCGTGATGCTCGGGATGGCGGTAAAGGAAGCAGCTTCAGGCAACATTGCAGGAGCTAAACAAATTGTAAAAAGTGCCAGTAATTTAGGCACGGAAAAAATGGCTGAAAGGGATAAGGCCGAAAAGGCTAAGAAGTCGCCAGGACGTGGGAATGCAGAGCGCGAAATAATCAATAATCAAAAACAGTTGGAAAAAGCAGAAAAAGACGCAATTAAAGAGCGGACAGACTTGGCATTAAGCATGCTTAAAAGCGAAGATGCCGAGAAAAAACTGGCTAACGATTCTTACGAACGCAAAAGGGATACGGAGCGCGAAAGAATGTTAGAAGCGGCCAATCTGGAAGTGAAAGCAGCTCAGGAAAAGATGAAGCTTCAGCAGGAACAAGCAACAAAAGAAAAGGGCATAGCCGCCGGCCCTGGGGGAACAAGCAGGCAATTTGAACAAGCCAAAGGAGGAGCAGCCAGTGAAGTACTTAATTTTGCTGCTGGCTTAGGCGATGTCGGAATCTCTCGCACTGTTGAGCAGGAACGGGCGAAAGCGGCCAAGGAACAGCAAAAGATTAGCCGCAAAGAATTTGATGCAAAGGTGATGGAGCAAACTAGTGCAGAAGCCGGTGGCGCTCCTCGCACAATGGAAAGCAGGCGACGTGAATTTATCCAAAAAGAAGCTCAAAAAGAATCCAAGGGAACTAAGTCTCTTGCTGATATTTACCAAGTGCTAAATGATGCGCTTACAAAAATAACCTCTTCCCCAATTATATCCGTATGAGTGCTGTTATTATAGGATCACCATCATCAGGGCAGAAGGTACTGCGCAGGAATGAGTTTTCTACTCAGCGCAATGGGCTGGAATTTATTAACGAAATCTACACAATCCGAACTGCCGACAGGACAACAATCCAGCCAGAATTTGAGACGTTGCATAAAGATTTTAGCACAGCTTCTACTAAATATGCCCGCATGGCCGTGGAAAATGTGGCGTTTAAAGAAATCGACGGGGATTTAAGTGAAATGACCATATCTTACGTCGGCCTTACCAGTGCCAGCGGCCTGCCTCCTGCGTTAGTCCGAATCATTCCGCAAATGGATAAGGGCGTATTTGGGCCGCCTTGCGTAATTAACGTGGAATATATTAGCTCGTCAAACGTTGCGTCAATTATATCTGAATTGCCTCCTGGCATTGACCAACAACCTGTACGAAAGCCAATGCCAAAATCAATTAATGGAACAGCACTCCCTCCAAACCCTCGCGATCCTTTCAGCACTGGAAATGAACCAAGGCAAACTAGCGCTTTTTTTGTAGGCGGGTATTCAACCTTTTCTTATCAAGGCTATGTTTTAAATTCCATACAGGCTGAAGAAAGAGGCATGTTTGTTGTGGTAGTTGCTGAATATGCCGAGTATTCGACAACTACAATTGTAAGCTAATATGGCTACGGCACGCTTAAAAGAGATTACGGCTGGGAAACTCAATCTAGAGTTTTTTAATAAGATCATTAAAAGGATTGAGGGAATCAAGCCTTTGGCTGGGGAGTTTATAAAGATTGCAGAAGAGACGGACGGAATCAGAATCTCTTTAGATAATGCGGAAGTAAAAGAGCTAAACGTATGTAACAATGGATCGCCAGATACGATTAAGGTATTCGTCCAAAAAGCCTAAATTGACACAGGAAAAGCTTTATGGCGCAATCACTTGATCTTTATATTGACGTTTCAAAAGGGGAGCTACTTTCAGGCGGATCGGCCATTAACGGAGCGCTGCCTACCCTAACCCGCAACGATTCCTACAACCTTCGCGTGCGCTTGCGTGAACGGGATTCTGGCGGCTATCTAAGAGACTTAAATACAAGCGGAGTAGCCATTAAACTGGGCATCGGTGGCATTGAAGACAGGCCGACAGACGGCCAATTTAAACTTACCCTGGGCGCAGTTACTTCCACCGCAATTTCATTCAACGCAACCACTACGCAGGTCTACAACGCCATCAGCGCAATTGCCGGTGCAGGCGTTACCGTCGCTACGTTTGGATCGATCACGCAAGGCGTTTATTTGATTACCTCCGCCACGGCCAATACCGCCCTATCGTTTGGCGGGGATGCTTTCACGCTTTTCCCGACCAGCTCGGTTTTAGTTAATACCCGCAGGAACCCAGCCACGGGAATCCCGGCCCAGCAAGTAATCAAATTAGTCCGCAATCCTGCTGTATATGCGGATACTTTCACCGCATCGCCTACCGCTGGGATCGTTTCGCTGACTAAGCTTCAAGACGGATCTGCGTCTCAAAACGAAATCTATAACCTTAGCGCAGGCGCGGACGCAGAAGGCGGATCGGTGGTATTAAACTTTGGCACAAACAGCACGACCGCGATCGCGCTCGGAGCCACGGCCGCCAGCTTTAGGGAGGCATTAAGCGCCGTTACTGGGATCGGTGCGGGCAATATCAGCGTCGATTCTGGCAATGGCAATTATACCATCTCATTCGTTCGGGATCTGGGCCTGCAGAATGTAACGACCGCACTTACCCTGGATGCCAGCGGCGTCATATACGGCACATTCTTACAAAGCGCGGTTACCCTAAACACGGCTGGCATTGAAGAACTTTTCGCTTCTGCTGGTACGGATGAAATTACCCCAAAACTGGAAGTAGAGTTAACGCAATCGGGCACGCCTAAAACCATCTTACAGACGGACGTAACAGTACGAAGAGATCTGATTACCACAGGCAGCGCAGTGCCAGCAGCTCAAGCGTCCTATCTGACGGCCGCCGAATCTTACGCGGCGTTCGTCGAGGACTCTAACACCAATGTCGATGCAACCAACCGCAAGCTCTACAACTCTAGCGGATCAGTATTCCTAGATTGGCAGAATAACACGATCGGCACAGGCGCCACCGTATTGGATCTATCTGGAACAGCCGTCACGATTACAGACGGATATAACCTCGGCGTTGGCACAACTACTGGAACAAAGATTGGCGTTAGCACAAGTTCAAAACTTGCCTTCTTTGGCTCTACCCCAATCACACAACCCAACCAGCCAAATGTTGTAACGAATCTTGTAAATCTAGGCTTGTTACAAAGTGGCTCGACTACCTATGGAGTGTTACCTCTTTCTCCACGAACACTCACCACAACTGCTTCTATCTATTTTGGGATAGTTCCCAATAATGCTACAAACTCTGTTAGCGTTGTGGTTACTGGATGCCAAGTAAACGACATAGTTTTACTTGGCTTGCCAGCAAGCAACCCTCAAGGCGTTTCATTTTACGGCCACGCTACAACCACCAATGGCATAGAAGTTGATTGTGTTAATGCAACCAACGGAAGTCTTACACCAGCAACTGCCACTTACCGAATCACCGTCATCGGTTATTAACCTTGGGCTAATGCCCTAACGAAATCCTATGGGTAAAGTATTGCACGCCAGCAAAAGCGGGTATTTCCCTTTTTGTATTCCAGTTTTTTCTGGTGGGACAGATCAATTTACAACCGCAAATCTTGAGGATGCGATGAGGATGTATTGGGTGTTGCGAACGTTTTCAATAACTGGTTCTTATACCGGCCCGGATGATTCAATCCTAGATTTCAGCATTGTTTTGACTAACTCGGCCACAAAAGAAGAAGAGATTGTATGCAACCCAAACTGGTCAATCTTATCCTCTTCATCCTTAAATAATATTAACGGTTCATGGTATAGTGGCGGGCAGTTTTATACTTATGAAGATTTAATTGTTCCAGATTACACTATATCTGCTTTTTATGATGATGGAGGAGGGGCTGGATTTGCGATTACAAGTCAGAACTATTCAAGTTATGAAGAAACGTTTGATTTTGAAAATATGACATTTTATGGAGCCAGTGGTAATGCTTTAAGCTTTTCATTAACCGCACTATCTTATTGGCCTTATGATGGCACATACGATACCGCTACTGGCAATCCCCTTTGACACGGTTTTTTAACTTATATGGCATACGATCTTCAAATTAACCAAGACACATCCCTAAGCGTTGGCGAATATGGTGGCAGAATGACCACCACGACTGCGGCTGTCACAGGCAACTTTCAGGCCATCCAATTCATCACGGACGGCAAATTCACCTCAGTTAGCCAAACCGCCCTTACTGGCGAGAATCTAAACAGCGTGACGTTCCCCGCTGGCTTTGTTGTGTTTGCTGCCGTCACCGCCTTTCAGCTCGCTACTGGTAGCGCAATCGCTTACACGCGGGGAACTTAAGCCATGTACCTCGGCCTCGGCCTGAGACTTGGTTCTGGAACGTTTGCAGGCTTTGACGCCGACGCGGCTGCTTATTTTGATCGGGCAGGCGTCACAAACGCCACGGCAAAGGCGCAAATCAATGCGTTTGTAAAAGGCGTAAAGGATTTGGGGCTTTACAACAATATGGTCTGCTGGCCTCTGCGATCTGCTCAAAACGCTGGAACTGGAACGACTGCATATTCCCTTGGAGGACTTGGTACTTTTAATGGAACTTTTGCTGGGGCAACGCTTCCAACTTGGAATGCAGATGGCGTTAATTTTACAAACGACACAGCAGCAAAAATAACCACATCCCTAGCTCAAGGGTCATCAGATGATATAAATATATTTTCAGTAGTTGAGTGTAATCCTTACGTTAGTGAGGCGAATTCTATTTGCGGAACAAGAGGTGGGCCTGGTGGTTCTAGTGCTGGATTTACTTGTGCCCAAAATTGGTACGACCAAGGTGCTGAAACATTGATTTGGCTTCCAGTTGGACCTACCGAAGCAATTACAACACGAAAAACTGACGGATCATTTAATGCATATACACACAGAATTGCAGTTTCAAGCGCAACAAAAACCGCTGGAATAAAACTTAATACTGGTGCGGAATCTACCGCAAGTTCGGTGCAGACATACACAGCAGGCGAAAATTTTACAATAGGCAGTCAGCGTCCTACTGATACCTCTGCCTCTCTTGGAGGAAAAATGCCCTTCTTGGCCTATTTCAAAACAGCCTCACTTTCTTCTAGCGTTTATACTCTCTACAAAACCACAATGGGAACTGGCCTTGGATTGCCATGAGGTTAATCCTCTTGGCTTTTTTGCTTTCCTCCTGCTCACCACGCACAACGGACAATGTCCTTCCGCGATATTCGGATATGTCCGCAGCAGAGGACGCAATGAACGCCGGGAAGGCAAAATGAATGAGTGTGCCCGACGATTGCAACACGCCAGCGTGGCGTGAGTTTATTGCCAGCCTTCGCTTTTTAGAGGCGGAGGGATTTATTGTTCGCTGGACTGATGCCCAAGGCAACGAGTGGGTGCGGATCGCCGATGGAGCTGAGAACGCCACCCTATGAGCACCGACCAAGTCGCTGAACTTTCGGAACGACTAAGCCTAGTCCGCGAATCAATAGCCAGAATCGAAACCCGCCAATCGGTAATTTTAGATTTACTCGAACGCTCTCAGGCCAGCCTGGGCGAGTATCACGGCCGCCTAACTAACATAGAGCGCGAAGCCCACACGATTAAAACTAAACTGTGGCTAGTGGCGTTAGTCTCCGGGGCAGTATTCAGCACGATCTGGGAATTGTTAAAACGGCGCCTGTCCTTTTGAACCACCTTTGACACCCCGCCAAGGGCATGGAACAACTCATCCCTACCTTACTAAGCGTCGATTGGCTCGGAGTGCTCGGAGCGATTACCGCACTTCTGACAGCGGTTATCGCAATCGCGTCCTTCATCCCCGGCGACCAGCCTGAAAAGGCGTTGCAGGCCGTGGTGGACGTACTCTCTAAATTCAGCCGAAAGTAAAATAATGATCGCCACGATCGTCGGCGTCGTGGGCAGTTTGCTGGGTATCTTGCTGTGGTTCTTAAAACGCAAATCGCCGCTACAGCGCAACTTTGAATCGATCGAGCTAGAACGCCGCAAAAGACTGAGAGACATCGATGCGTGGTGGACTAAACGCCCTCCTACTGATCAGTAGCCTTGCCCTGTGCTCCTGTGCGACCACGTCCCAAACGCAGGACGGCCCGCCGCCAAGCCCGGACACGATCTCGTACTTCATCTACGAATGGGACAAGGCCGAGCGAACAAACAAGCCCTGCCCACAGGCTTACCGAGATTTGTTTGCGAAGTCGCTCAAGGCGCTTTCTGATAGCCTGGCAGAAACTGAAAGAGAGCGAGCGAGGAATCAGTGACCAGCCTCAGTGAGGCCAGCTCCCGCACATTGCGGGCGATTGATTCGTTAGACGCCAGCTTTCAAAAGCAGGTTAGGGGCTGGGTGAATGAAATGGTAACCAGCCGGATCGAGCCGCTGATCTACTGCGGCCGTCGCACCATGGAGGAGCAGGCCGCGCTTTATGCGAAAGGGAGGACGGATGGCAGCAGCAAGATCGTGACCAAGGCCAAGCCAGGGGAAAGCTATCACAACTACGGGCTGGCGTTTGATTGGGTTCCATTAAAGCAGTCAGGCAAAAATGCGGATCTATGGATTGCGGACTGGGACAACGAGACAGCTTTCCGTCTAGGGGAGCACGTGGGCGTTAGCTTTGAACTAGCCGCAATCTCTTGGGAAACTGGTCACCTACAGTCGGCTAAATACAAGAGCTGGCGTGACATTCCACGCAACTCCGTGGAACAAGTAATGGTCAAGGACATCCCCAAAAAGACAAGGGCCAAAAGCCTAGTCAGTAATCGGCCGTGGAGTTCACGTTGACCCCCGAACACGAGAAGCATCTGGCTGGCATCATTCGCGATCTGAGCAGAGATCTGGACGCCAAGTACCGCAAAGGCCAAGACGAGCACGGTGGTGCGCTTTGGCGCAGGCCCGTGTGGAAAGATGCGTGGGAGGAAGTCTTAGATCTATGCACCTACGTGCACACCCTCAAAATGCAGTTATCCGTGATCGCTGAGATTGCGCTGATCGGGGCGAGCGACGAGAGCGTGGTTGCAGCGCAATCGCGGGAGAGTTGCCGTCAAATTTTGGCCGTGCTCGAGGGATTCCCGTCGGCCGCCGATAAGAAATGAAAGTCGTCCGCAAGTGGAAACGGTGGCTTGCCGTAAGCTGTAGCCACGGACATCTAGCGAACGCGGCCGCTTGTAAGGCTGCGCTGGAAATGAAACGCCGTTGGAATCCAGACATGACTCTCCACCTTGGCGATTTTGTCGATCTGTCTGGGCTGATGGGTAGCGCGAGGAAAGATCCAGACTCGCCCGAACGCACATCATCCATCCGCGAGGACTTCGACGCTGGCCTCAATTTCGTTCGAGAACTGGCGCCACGCTACATCTTTGAGGGAAATCACGAACACCGCCTAACGGCCTTACAATACTCGCCTAGCGCTATCGTGGCTCATTGCTGTACGTCGGCTAAGTCGGAAATCTACAACATGTGCAAGGATCTAAAGGCGCAGTATATCCCTTACGATATAGAGAAAGGCTGGCGGGATCTTGGCGGGACGGCATTCGGCCACGGGTTTATGTTTTCAGAATCAGCCGTGCGCGACCACGTAGAGATGGTTAGAAAGCCTGTCGTGATGGGCCATTTACACCGAGTAGATCGGGTAGCAGGCCGTAGTATTGGCGCACCTGTAGGCTGGTCGATCGGTTGCCTAGCCGATATTCCCAGCATGCACTATGCCCGGCGCCAGCGATCCGTTACTAGGTGGCAACACGGTGTGGCGTGGGGCGAATACGTAGAAGGCGGGCAGGGATGCACTGTGAACGTGCTCTCGCCAGTAGGAGGGGTATGGCGATACCCGGTATAAAGTCGGATTGGGCAACCGTCCTGACCGAGTATGTCGCTGGGTACCGGCAGGAGGTAGTACCCGATGGCTGGCTAACTAAAAACCAGATCGCCAAGCTTTGGGGGAAGTCGGCAAATTACGCGAACAAGCTTTTAGCTCATTTGGTTAAAGACGGCAGGGCCGAGAAAAAAAGTTACGTGGTTCGATTGCCTCACGTTGATTCAAAGGGAAAGAAGTTTTTAGGCCATTGCAGGAAAATACCCCACTACCGCCTTATTTCAGGCAAATCGCCCAAAAACTAGCGTCTATTTTCTTTGGCCAGCTCTTTGACGAGCAGGGTGGTGATATATGCCGAAAGGGATAATCCGCTTTTTTTGGCA